TCATGAAAGTCTTTATCCTTCCGATGAGGTAAAAGCTGAAATCCAAAATTCATATCAAAATTCCCATGTACTTATTTATGATACTGCATTCGGATTAACCGGTGGAGGTAATGAAGAAATCACAAATGAAAGAGAAGGTGAAAGCATTAAGGTATTCTTTACAGAAGAAAAGGGATTAATGCTAGATTATACTACAGCAACCGGGCCAACCATAATTAATATAAAGCCTGATAATTCAATTGAAATTAAAAATGCTAATGGTGATTCAATTGTTATGCTTAATGATGGAAATATTACATTTACACATTCTGCTAAGTTCATAATCAATAGTACCGATAATACGGAGATCAATTGTAAGGATGCAATTATCAATTGTGAAAATACAATCATTAATCATTCATCATCAATAGAATTAGGTCAGGGTGCTACTGAAAAATTAGTTTTAGGAAATTCATTTATGAAACTATTTAATAGTCATACTCATATTGGAAACCTAGGAGCCCCAACCAGTCCACCTGTACAACCTATGACGCCAACTCATCTTAGTCAAAAACAAGTAAAAACTAAATAATTATGCCACTGGTATCTGCAACACTAAATGTCGCTCTCGAACAAGCATTTGATAAAGCAATGTTTGTTTTTGCTGAAACTATAGCAAATAGTCCACAAGGAACTGATGTTTCTGAAAAAGCAAGAAAGGCTGCAGCAAAAACATTTGCAGCATTGGCTACACCCGCTATTGATCTTTATATTAAATCAGCAACAATTACAATTCCGCCAGGGCAGGCCGTTTCATCGGCCAGTGCAGCTGGTCCTGTGTTAGGAGCAACCACAGTACCGTCTCCACCTGCAATTATAGTTTAAACAAATTAGCTTATGCTAAGTATAAATACTGTATTTTAAGAAGAGTAATATATAATCTATAGTTAACCTTTTAACAAAAAGTAAATGATAGAACAAGAAATCACGATTCGCGTAAGCGATGATCCATTTGACACAAAAACTTTTAAAGTCAATGTTCCAAAAGGAACAAAAATTCTAAGTACAGAACCTTATGTTCTTGAAGCATTATCCCTCTATGGAATAATGGATTCTTCAATTGATGACCAACTGAAGCTTTGTGAAAGTAACCAATCATACAGCACAGAAGGAATTATTGTTTCCATTACAAAGGATCGAGATGGAAATAAGATAAGTGCATTAATTGATATTGGTACAAAATATACTGCAACATGTTCTTTAATAAAAGAACCTAAATCAATTATTGAACAGTTGGTGGTTGGAATGACGGTTAATGTTAGGATTAAATCTGGTCCTCATGGTATGATTACCGCGTCTATTTCAGATGCAATAGATGAAGTTAAGACTAACGAAATCATGAAATCTATCGGAGATAAATCCGTTGGGTTTACTGGTAAAATAACCGAACTTATTCATGGTGGATATTGGGTTGAAGTTGGTGGAATAAAATGTTTTATGCCAGGTTCATTGGCTGGATTAAATAAGTTATATGATTTTAATTCTTTAGTTGGTCAAGAACTCATAGTAATGCCAATATCATTTTCTGAAGAAAAGAATACGATTATAGTTTCTCATAGAGCATATCTTAAGACACTTATTCCATCTGCAATTAGTGATCTCCAAGAAAACATTAAAGAACCGGTAACAGGGTTTGTAACGGGTACTACTAAGTTTGGTATATTTGCCGAATTTAATAAGTGTTTAACTGGCCTTATTCCTGATACCACATTGGATGATGCAACTCGCCAATTATTCTTAAATGATGGAATTAAGCCAGGAGATAGCATAACATTCTGGGTACAGGAAATAATTTCAGATAAAAAGATTATTCTAACACAACAAGGTCCTCGTGAAGATATTTGGGATGAGGCATCTGAACGGTATAAGCCTATGACTACCGCAACGGGTACAGTTACCAAAATAACTAAATATGGTGCATTCGTTGAATTAGAAAAGGGGATCAGTGGATTAATTCATAAAACTAAATTAAAGGATATTTCACCGAATCGCGGCGATAAGATTTCCGTAAGAATTTTAAGTTTTAGTTCAAGCGATAAAAAGATCGTGATGGCTCTTGCTGATTAACCGTCTATTTGTTAGAATATATAAACAAATTAGATAGTGAATGTATTCCAACGAACAGCTTAATGCAATTTATTCTTCTAAGATAGGATTTGAATTTGAGTTCTTTGCCAATGAAGATATTCAAAAAGCAAAGGAAAGTGTTGCAAATACCTTAAATAAGAAGATCAGAATTGAAGAAAAAGCCCATAGTGACTTTTCTCCAACTGGTGATGTATTTAAGATGGAACCTGATAATTCAGGTGGTACTGGTATGATTGAACTTGTAACAGGTTCTCTTCCCTTTGTTGAGTCAAAGCTCATTTTAGCAAAGATGTTAAAATGGATCAGGGAGAACGGTTCAACTAATGACAGATGTTCTATACATGTTAACATTTCATTTGATGGTAAAAAATTAGGACCTGTTGCCAATATGACAAAATTAGATATTGGTAAATTTGTACTTAATTTTGATGAAGATAAAGTATATGAAGCATTTCCTAACAGGAAAGATTCTGTTTATGCTAAGTCAATTAAATTTATAGTACCGTTAAGCGGTATGACACAGCCTTCACCAGAAAGAGCTCTTTGGAAGAATTACATGTTTGTTAATGAAAAGTATTATGGAATAAATTTTACAAAGATTCCAAAAGGCTATATAGAATTTCGTTATTTAGGTGGAGCTGATTATGAAAAGAAGTATACCACCATCTTATCCATGATGGAACACTTTATAACTTCTTTATATGAAACTCTTGATAATCCAAAATATTCAGATGATGATATTAAGAAACTAAATCTTGTTTTAGAAAAACATAGAGGTGTAGTTCAATCGTATAAAACATATTCAAAATTTAAAGAAGTGTTTCCAAACATTACTCTGATGGTTGACCTTCAATCATCTAAGCAAATTGTTGAAATGTATTATCCAAAGATAAGAGAAAAAGTATTTGAACTATTAACTAAAGCTGACATGGATACCGGTTTAATTAATTATGATTCTGATACTGGTAAAATGCAAATTAAAGATGCTGACCTTAAAAGATGTTTTGAAATTACCGGGGTTGATATTGTAGAATGTAAAGTAAAAGGAAACATTAAGAATTGTGACATTTTTGATTCAGAGATTCATGATGCATCTCTTTTTGAATCAAATGTATTTGGTGGAAGTACTGTTACTGGTTGCAAGGTTGAAGATTCATATGTTAGTAGAAATGTAATTGTTGATAACTGCTATGTGTTTGGTCATAGAGGAGTATTTAGCGGTGAAATGGAAGGCGGGATATTTAGACAAGGAAGAGCAACCAAATTTGCTCATTTTTCTGATTCAACAGAAATTATTGAAATTGAAAAAATTGATTAAAGAATATGGCTTACATAGACTGCAATGATCCAGCCGCACAATCGTGTTTAGAGGATTTAATAAAACAAATCAACCAAGAATTAACCATAGGTTGCCAAATTCCTTTTACGGTTCCTAAAGCTGAAATAGCTCGTATCGTTAGTAAAGCAAAAGAATATTTTTACAAAATATATGAAGATAGTGTAGAGGAAATGTATATTGCTCTACCTTCAACAGCATGGGCAAATCCTAATTTTAATCAAGGAATTAATGATAGTAGTGATACCGTAACAAACGCAAATATTAATAATCCTAGAGGGGTTGTACAAATGCCACCTCTTGTATATTCTGTAAATAATGTATTTGAGTGGAACGGTTTTGGTGGAGAAGACGGCGGATTTGGAAATAGTTCATTTTCTGCTGGTGATATTGACTTCTCTATTGATAAGTTCATTTATTCAGATGCCTATGGTGCTGGTATAGGATCAGAAAATCTTATGTATTATGTCATTAATTCAAAATACATTGATACTGCTCGACAAATACTTCTTCCACAAATATCATATTCATATAATAGATTAACTCAAAAGTTTAGATTCCAAGGAGAACTTCCAACCAATGCATGCATATTTCAGATATATTCTAAGATTCCTGATTGTGCTCTATTCTCCGATGAGGTTTTCTATAGATATTGCGTAGCAAAAGCAAAAATACAACTGTCAAGAATATTAGGAACATTTAACTTTAACCTTCCAGGTAATATTACGATCAATTATGATATGTTAGCCAGTGAAGGGCAGGAGGAATTAACTGCAATCATTGAGGAAATTAAAGGCGATGAAGGGGTTGATTATTTTTACACTGCATAGGAAATATAATATAAGACAGGTAAATTTTTAAGAGAATATATATTAAAAGAATATTCTCTATGTTAATTGATATCTATAGCAGAGGTCCTGAAGAAAATAAATATTCACCAGATGTCATTGAAGTGACTGATGGATTGTCTCAGCTTATTTTAAAGATAGAAAATACTCTTTTCTCTAATCGTGGATCCGTTTTAGGGGCATTTGAATTCGGTTGTAATCTTGAAGAGTTACTTTTTTCTTTAGTGTTAAATGAATCTGTGATCGAACAAAAAATAGAAAGTCAGATTGCATCTTATTGCTTAAATGGCCCTAGTGAACAGAATGCCGATTATGGTATTAATGTTAAAGTACAGTTTTTTAGTACAGCTGAAAGAGATGGTGCTTTAGTAGATATTTATGTTAATGAACAAAGAGTAATTGGAGCACTCTTCTAAAAATAGTATAGTGAATGTCATTCTTTAGTAAAACAAGATTAAGAGCAACCGAGTTATTCTACGATGCTTATGAATTTCTTCAGAGAACCTACGACCAGGCTGTTGAAGTTTTTACCCCGGCTTCTCCATTTGGACAACTATTAACTGTTGTTTCAAATCTAGGAGAATTGATTTTTTATTACATTGAAGCAGTTGCAACAGAACTTAATATTAGTAGAGCAAGAAATATTGAATCAATTTATGGACTCTCAAGATTAACTGGTCATGATCCTACGAGAGGTATATCTGCACAAGGAATTATTGGATTAAGATTAAATACATTAGCCAGTAATTTAATAAGCGGAGATTATGTACAGATTCTTAATGGCGCAGCAGTAGAGATCGGTCAAAATGGATTAAGATACTTTATTAAAACCGATAGTGATTTTATAAGACTTGAAAAATCTAATAAACAATTCATTAATGTAGAATTAATACAAGGTGAGATTGAAACGCAAACATTCAGTGGTGATGGATTTCCTTTACAGAGTTTAAACCTAATAACCAAGGAACCTACCGATCAATACATGGTAACCGTAACCGTGGATGGCGAATTGTGGAAAAAAGTAGATTCATTATATGACATGGGTCCTGGACATAAAAACTTTATGTGTAAGACCGGTATTAACGGTGGATTAAGTATATTTTTTGGAAATAAGCAATTTGGATTAATTCCACCACTTGGCTCTCTTATCGAGGTTACTTATGTTAAATCACGTGGTAATGCCGGTAATATTAGCGGAAAGAATCTTGATATTAAATTTATTGAGCCAGGAACTGATTACTTAGGACAAGAAGTTGATCTTAATCAGGTCTTATCTCTTAATATTGTTAGAAATCCTAATTTTGGTTCTGACAGTGAAGATCCATTATTCACACGAATGATTGCACCGTATCAGAGTAATTCATTTGTATTGGCTAATCCTAATAATTACATTTACTATTTAAGTAAATATGATTCTTTTTCTTTTATAGATGCATATAATACTAAAGACGATAAGTACATTAATGATGATAACATCATTTACTTGTTTTTGATACCTGACATTAATAAAAAGATTACTAGTAATACCGATTACTTTAATGTTCCTCTTGAAGAATTTACATTAACGACGGATGAAAAGCAACAGGTCATTGAAATCTTAAATAAGAGTGGAAGGCAGGTTGTTACCGCTGAGGTTAGAATAGATGATCCTATTGTTAAGAAATACGTAATCAATGTTGTTACTAGATGGATTGAAGGATATGATAAAGATCAGTTGGTAATTGATATTAGAAATACATTGAATAATTATTTCTTAAATGTTAATAGAAGAGACAGAGTACCAAGATCGGATTTAATTTCTTTAATAGAAGATATTCCAGGTATTGATTCTGTCAACCTATTCTTTATCTCGGAAGAAAATGAAACTGCAATAAAGAATGGTTTCTATTTTGTTCCAGTTTACGGAATTGATCCAGCTACGGATCAAAAGGTTTTAGTAGAGAATAAAAAGATCGTTCTAAAAGAAGGCGAGGATCCTCAGTTAGGACTGGATGAATTCGGCGATATTGTAATTGGGCCGACTGACCTTGTTGTAATAAGAGGAGGATGGGAAGATCGTAATGGTACATATTTTGAAGAAACACCGGTTAAAAATGGAATTGGTTCTCTTAATATTTTCTTTAAGAATGTTACGGCTGCAAACCTTTATAATAAAACACAGCAGGAAAGACTTAATGAACTTAAGAGAAATAGAGGTACCACTATTGCAACAGGTAATAATGCAAGGGCAACTAATACTGGTAGACTGTCTTCTAATACAACACAAAAACTAATTAAGAATTTATAATGAATCAATTAACTGAAAAAAGAAGGGGATTTGAAAGTCCATATAAGACCACATATGAATATAACTGGGATTTGAAATATCTTGGATTTGATTATAGCGAACAGTTAATGAATAAAACATTATCTCCTTATATGTTTCAGAATGAAAGACTTTCAACTTTCATTAATGGTTATCTCAGACCTATTATGGTTTTCTTTATTAATAGAGTTAAGTTTCTAAGAATTTATTATAATTTTGCTGTACCTAAAGACTATCAAAAAATAAATTAAAATGAATCGCTGGAGTCATATATACTTTTTTGATAAGAACGGTAAATATTATAACTTTGATTACGATCAAACAAATGATATTTGGACCGGTAACATTTACTTACCAGAAGTTTCCACTGGTCTGTTTGAAGTTGGACAATTATTTATTGTACAAGAATTCATTGATGCTTCAAATGGACTTAAAAAATTTGGATATCCACATTCGTATGAACCTCATGCAACTGGAATAACTGGTGTTACTGGTATTACTGGTTCTACTGGTGGAAATACAGGTTTATGTGAATGGATAGTTGAATGGGAGACCGATGATCCTGAAGAAATCTTTTTATTTCAATTCAATGAAAATTTTGTTACCGGTACCAATTCTGCGTTATCCGTAGAAGTTCCTGGTCCTCCTTTAATTAAGTATGATCAAATCAATATTCCGTTGGACTATGATCCTTATCAGTATGTAAATGCTCAAGACTATGTAGTAACTTCGGATATAAGATCACAAGTATTGCAAATTAACTTTACAATAAATTCTGATGAAGAAGATACATTTAAAAGAACTCTTATCATCAGGGATGAATGTACAGGAACTACTATTGCAAAATTAACTGTCTATGGCGAAACTATAGGTGAAGACGAACGTCTTAGAACCATGACTGATAATTTTGGATATAACATTGCTCTTAATGATACTACCATTTTCAGAGATACAAATGTTTATGAACAGAGACCTGATTTTATTGAATTAAATAGAAAGAGAAAAGAACTTATGATGGAAGGTCATAATATCTATCCTTTCATAGGTTCTTATAAAGGTTTGATTAATGCAATCAATTTCTTTGGCTATAATAACTTGCAAGTTAAAGAGTTTTGGAAAAATATAAATAAGTCGTCTCCTACCTATGGTAAGTATATTCAATCTAATGCAATAAATCTATTTGATCCTGAGGTTAATTATAATGATATGACAATTACTCTTCCTAATAAAAACTTTAGGAAGACTAGTATGTTTAGTCTTATTTATAAAATTAACCAGATTAAAAATGGTTTTTATGATGAGGATGATTTACCACAAACAGAAGAAGTATTTGACTATACATTAGAAGAAGTACTTATTAAACTTTTTGGTCTTAAGAAAAAATTAGAAAAAGAATTTCTTCCACTTAATGCCCATATTAAAGATATCACTGGTGAGGCTGACTTTTTTGGATTGGCAGAGTTAAGTAATACTATAAGTAGAAATGATAAAAGAAATGTTAATGTAGGTATTGCTGCTGACTTTAAAATTAGTCCAGATGGGTGTTCATATTTACAAGACCTTAGAAGCTTTGCTGATTTTTGTTATCAAGAACAAGGTATAGTTGGACAGGCAATTGTAAATTTCTGTAATGCTTATATTGCTCCACTATTTCCATATTCTTCAGGAAATCCAACGGGTGGTAATACTAATAATACAGCTTCACAAACCTACAGAAATTTGGTAGTAGGACCTTATAATAGTGGAGATCCTTTACCTAATCCTCCTATAGGACCTGACCCAAATAGTATATTAGGTCAACCTTTTGGCGGGCAAACGCTTTCTATAGCTGATGTTGCAAATGTATATGCTTCTTATTTTACAAGATATTCTCCAGGCATAGGTACTTATTTGCCGGATAAGCCGGGTGTACCTACAGGGGCTCTTGCTGTATTGGAGAATACTTCATTTGGTAATTTAACATGGGATAATATTGAACTAACATGGAATCAGGTTTCAAATGCAAATACATATCATACATTTGACTTTAATCCGCAGGGTGCAACTCCAGGGGACGAATTTAGAATCTATGATCCTGTTACAGGTTCTCAGGCTTCATATATAGTTCAACTTGGAGATACTGATGCTACCGTTGTAACTTCGTTATATAACCAATTGACAACTTTCAAAAATAATTTTATTGCACCTTGGATGTTTTTTGATATTAGTCAGGTTACTGTTTTTTCTGGCGATGCAGTTCGTCTTTATGGAAGTAACACACAAAACATTCAGGTGGAGGTTATACGTTCTTTAGCAAGCGGTGCAGTATTTCTTAAGCTTGATAATCCTGGTGAGATTTTATATACATGGGATAGTATTCAAAGATCTAACTTTAGTGAAATTGAATGGACTGTTTATAAAGAAGAAACTGAAACTTCACCTGAATATTATTTTCAGGTAAGAGGTCCTATAAACATATATAATAGTTTACCTATAACATTACCGTATGTAGGTACATATTCAGTTGAAATGAAACTGTTTGATTTATACAATAATATTTCATCTATTGTAAAAACAGATGCAATATGTATAGATAATAAAGAGGTTGAATATTCTGGCTGGTATCAGTCTAGAAAAAGTGATTATACTTGGTTAAGCGAAGGCAAATGGAAATGGGAAGACTATGGATCAATGTGGAATCTTCCTATTGAACCAAGTGTAACCTGGGATGAAGAGACACCTAGTTTATATGATTCGCTTGATAGAGTTAACGCAATTCTAAATACTTTTGGTTTAGGTGTATCCCCTAACTTTAGATTATTAAATTATCAGGATAATGGTAATACAAGTTTTGTAGGACCTTATTACTGGAATAATTTATCTAAAGGAACGTGGAATGACACTTATCATCTATGGTGGGATCTTACTTCAATTACCGGGGATACTCCAGCATTTTTTCAATTTAAGGAGATATCTCCATTTTCATATTTAAGAATTTTTGATCTTAAAGGTAACATTGGAACCTTTTATTTTGATCCTTCTATTACCACATTATCTCAAGCTGCTACTAAATTAAATTTAAGTAACGATCCTATAATTAATAAGTATGTTTATAATGTTGTATTAGATGCTTCAAGTAATGAAAAATTTATTCAGGCCGTTTCTAGATATTTTGGTCTCTATGGAGATTGGCAAGAGGTTGATATTGTAGACGTCAACGGTAATAGAATTTGTGCAGCCACAGGGAATACCGGAAACACAGGGAATACCGGAAACACAGGGAATACCGGAAACACAGGGAATACAGGTACTGGTTGTGCAAGCTTAATTTATAGAAAAGGTTTACACCGCTCAAGTAATCCAACATGGAATACTGCTAAGTTTATTAATGAAGGAAAGACATTACCTAAATTAACATGGATCATGTTTGTGTATGATAAATGTAAAATAGTTGGAAAGGATAAACCTAAATGGACGATACGAAATACCTCTGATCCTAATGCTTCTGATATATATTTTGAGAGCAAGTACTTAACATACCTGTTCCAAGATCCCGGAAGATATGAAATAGGCTTAGAACTAACAGATTCTAATGGGAATAAATATAAAAAGGAAAGAAATATCCTAATCATAAAATAGTAAAAAAAAATGGCTATAAGCGTAACAGAAATTCTTGGAACCGATTCATTATCTGGATCAAGACTAGTTATCAATGATAACTTTAACATTCTTGCAAGTGAGATTAATGCAATGGAAGTTTACTTTAATCCAACCGCAGGAACACTTAACAACCTAAACGACGTTAAGACCGAATCGTTAAGAGTAGGTTTAAGTACAGTGCTACTTGATATTAATGCTAGTACATTTAATATCTTAACGAGAGTTAATATGAGTGGTAATCTTAATCTTAACGGTGCAGGATTATTTAGAAATGATGTTGATCCGCAAACTCTTAATGATACATTTGCAGGTCCATCTATGACAATCCAGGTTGGTACCAGTACTGCGATTCCACCTTACACAATTGAAAGAGTAGGAAATGCAAATACAGGTTCTCCACTTAATATTTTATTAAATGATGGCTCAATTGGTCAAGAAGTAATCTTTACATATTCTGATGCTTCAACCGGTGCTGTTGCAATTAAGGGAGCTATTAATGCTTTAATTTTACCAGGGGCCGGTGCCACGCCAACGGTTACATTAGATGAAAAGGGCGACTCTGTTCATTTCTTATGCGTTGATGATGGAACCGGAAACGGTGAATGGTATGTAATCGGTGGAACCGGTTATACAATCTCTTAATAAAAAACTAATAAGACATAGATGGCCACAACGCCTTTAATTAAAACACCACAAGCAGACGGGGGAACGTTTTATACCTTCTCTTCAGCAGCAAGAGACCTCTCAAAGACTCTTAATAATGAGAATCTTAGATTGGTCTTTTCTAAGTTTGCACTTCTTAATATACCAGACTTTGATAGGTTGGATCCGTCCACCTTTAGTAATTATCAAAACTATATGCAGTTTGATACCATTGATGGTATGATTCAAAACGGTGGGTTAAAGGGGGATCCAAATGTTAACTGGGCAGAGAGCTTTCAAAATTATGCACTTAATCTAGAGGAATTAATACTAAGTAATTCAGGTTATGATAACACGGTTAGAAGAACAGTAACCGAACGTGTATTTTTTAAGTGGCTTAAAGAGACTGGAGCAATCAGATTTAGAACTGCTACTAATCTTGAAAAAAGCGGATCGGCCGGTACTCTATTTGTAGAAGAAGATGAAGTACTAAGTGGTACAGTTCAATACAGAAGAGTAGTCAAATACTTAGGAGAGATTGATATTGTAAATAATGTAGATAAAGCAGGCGAGGCCTATACCGAACTTTATATTAATGTTCCAACCGAGGTAGGAAATACACCTACTGTTTTATTCCAATCTCTTTCTGACAATAATTATCAACCGGGATTAAGAATTCAAGGTCCTAGCGAATATATCTTAGGAAGAAATTCTAATACGATCCATCCGCAAGGTTTGGATATTTTTGCATTCTATGATTATGATCAACCTCTATTAGGAGCAGGTCCTGCTGGATATACTGATCCTAATGCGAACTGGATGAATGAAACAACTCCTCCTAGTACGATTGATGCATATTTCACAGAGCCTACTACCTTTACAAATTCAACGAATGTTGATATAAGAAAGTATCCTACTGATTATGGAAGTCCTGCAGGATTTAGCGGATCTGCATATCGTAGAAGTAAACTTGATGGTATTAGTTTAGATTTTAATCCTTCGCATTATCAGCAAATAATTGAAGATCCTACTATTTCAACAATTTCACAATTTAATGGAATTGATCTTGCAACCACATTTGAATTTAATGCGGTCTTGGTTTATTATGACCTAGTAGATTTAAGTAACTCTGCAAACACAGTTACTAACTTATATGGTATTTTACTATTAGATAATATTACACCTACCGTTGACGGTGGATACATTCAGAGATATCCTAAGTTTAAGCCTAATAGAGTTACTGGGCAAAATGGTAATAGTTATGGGTTTAAGATTAATTTAAGATTTGATGCATCACCAGGAACAGCTGGTATTGATACAATTATCAATGATTATAATACGTTCTCAATGGGTCTTTTCTCTGAGGCCACTGCTCAATTGCAGGAATCAGCTAAAATATTCCAAAGACAACAGTTAGAGATAGGTTCATTAGAACAAAGAGTACAGGGATTAGAAAATACAATAGATGCATTATCTAACTCTACTTCTTTACAACAACAAATTAATAGCTTACAGCAGCAATTTAATAATGCATCATTATCGATGGCAAACGGGGCAACTCTTTTGGATCTGATTGCAAAAAATGCTGATGAAATACAATCTCTTGCAAATGGAAATGTTTCAACAACATTACAGTATAATACCGATGTACTAAGACCAGGTCCTGGAATATCATTAAATAGGAATACACCTAATCAGGTTAGAGTTGATTCGGTTACACAACAGTATACATTTATGATTCCATTTGATGAAAATGGCAATGAGATTACTACAAATAATCCACTTGATCTAAACGTGATTTCTCCTAAAGCATATGCTTCCTTAGAGACATTTACTAATATGTTAAGGTTAAGTACAATAAACACTGCAGGTGGAGATTTATTAATTTACATTGACGATTCCGATATTCAGTGGAAAACTGGACAAACAATAAGACTTACATTTAATGATAACTTAAATATTTCTTCAAAGAATATTAAAGTTTATACCGATTCGTTAAATAGGCTAAATCAAGGGGTTTATGGTGTTACGATTGCTAATATTCCAAATAATGAAATTACAACTAGACCTATTATTGAATTAATTTGCACAGAGCAAGGCGTGCTTAATTTTGTGTATGATATCATCAAATAAATAATAAAAGTATCTAATTAAATGGCTGAACAAAATTCAATATCAACACTGTTACCTGAACTTTTAAGACTCTTTAATAATTCATTAGAGAGCTTTGAAAGAGTGAATCAGGCAATCACATCAAGCCAGGAGTCAGTTACAATAAATATTCAAAACGAGGATGGAACATTATCACGTTTAACTATACCGTCTTTTGGATTTTTAAAGAACTCGATAACCAGATTAGATAATAACATTAATACTATAACTAATGTAGGTGGAGGGTCCAGTTCTGTTAGGCTTGCTGATGGTACATTTAGAAAATTAGTATTGGCTAAATTACCATCTGAGGCCCCTAACTTAACCTCTATTAATTCAATTAATCAATTCAACATAAAACCTAATTGGTTTTTTGAAGAGTTAATTAATCCTCTATTATACATTTCATTTGATTTGACTGGCCAGGTACCTATTGATACTGAAAAAGCAATTGTTCAAAGATACATATTAGATACCAATACCCAGTCTAAAGTTCAGTTTTTTGATAACACATTTAACGGAAGATCTGACATTAACTATATTACATTCTTACAGCAAATCGTTGAGAGAAACATCTCGTATGTTTTAGATGAAGCTGTTGTTGATCTTCCTCCTAGATCAAAAAGATATACTGGAAATTTTAGCGTAACTAGAATATCTGACATTTCTTTTACCGAAGAGGTTAATGGTGTTTCTGTTACCTCTCAAAAGAAATCGTATAAACTTAATAAGATATTTTATACTGACTCATTAGCAGATTTTCCTGATACAGTTCAGTTAAAAGTAGGAGACAGCATAGAGGTTGTTTCAAACCCAGTAGATACAAGATACATTGTTAAGAGTGTTGATACCAGTACTAATTCAGTAATTCTTGATTTAGTTGAAGGAACAAAGGCAATTAGAATTGGCGCTGATGTTCTTAAAGTTGGATCATCTCTTAATGATAATGTTCAAGTAGATGTTACGGTTGGATTTGATGAACGCTGTGTTACCTTTATTAAACCGATTGATCCTGATTCAAAGATACCTTCTGTTAATTGGTCTCCTGGTGCAGGATTTTATACTAATAATTTAACCACTATATCTGCGGACGGGGCTCAGCAAACATTAGCAGAATATTATCAAAAATCTGCCGTTGACTTTGGAAGATTTTTATTATCGTTTGCCCAGGATAAGTTACCTACCACGAGGGAAGGTTTAATTCCTAATGCACCGGTTTTATCTTCAACCGATTTTAAGGTTGCTTTGGTAAATGGCCAGGTAACTAATTCAGATGCCATTGTAAAACTTCAGGATCTTAATAATCAAAAGAATACAATATCATCTTCATTAAAAGAATTAGATACAGCAATATCTCAGTATAGAACAAAGATTCAAACAACAAACTATAATACTAATGTTGAAAGAGATGCTGATAAAAATGCTTTACAAGGATTAATAACAGATAGAAGTACTCAGGCTGAATTATATGCATCTATAGTAAAAGAGATTGATGCAAGCAGTAAAGATAACTCTGTTGCAAGCATTGCACCTAAATATAGAGCAAGAGGTTTTTGGCCGATGCCGCAGGAAAAATCAACACCTGCAACAGGTCCACAGTCTATTGTTAAATTTAAGATAAGATATAGATATCTTTCCCCAGACGGTGCAGCAAATCCCGTAGATCAATTTACTTTTACCGACGGTACTAGTAAAAGTCAAGGTGCATTTTCTAATTATGAAATAGTTGAAAGTGTACTTCGTCCTAGATCAAAGAATCCTATCACTGGTTTATACCAATGGGATCCTATTAATGTTGATAATGCTGATGCTGTAAATATTAACCAATTAGATATAGCTATCAGAAAGGGTGAAATATTAGAAGTACAGGTTAAGTCAATCTCAGAGGCAGGGTGGCCATCTAATCCGTTGGAGAGTGATTGGTCAGATGCAATACGCGTTGAGTTCCCAGCTGACTTAAGTTCTGATAATGCAGTTGAAGCAATTCTTAATCAGAATAAACAGGACATTGCAAAAGTAAATCTTGAAGAAAGTCTTAGAGCAAAAGGAATTGACGAACACTTAAGTAGTTCATTTACTGCAAATGAAAAATATTTTGCTCATACATCCACAGTTATATCATCTGGGTTCTTATCAGAAAACCAAACCCCCGTTGATCTGTTTTCAAAATTAGTTGAAATGCAAGCAAGGCTTGATGAATTTTCTGAAATACTTAGAAAGGCTGCTGGTGAACTTGTTGTTACATTAATAGACGATCAGGGTAATACCATTAATGTTAAGAGGAATTCTTCAACCAAAGTATTTGCTGGGTTTTACTTTAATGAGGTTAAGGACCTCGATGATCCTCGTGGTGCTATTGTTACAAAAACATTCTTTATTAATATTGCAAATGCTGAACAAACCGCATTGAGATTAATCGCAAGAATTGCAGGTTCTCGTACCCGCATGGTTAAACAATCAGAATCACCAGGATATACAAATAGTGAGGCGGCCAACGGTTCGGTTATTTTACCTGCAACGTATTCATGGCTTGATAATAGTGCTGTAAATCAAAGTAGTAATAGAGCAACATTTGAAACCAATGATAGTGATTATAATACTATTCGTAAGTATGATCTCGTACCTCTTATTTTAACTAATCCAACCGTTACATCAACAAGTAAGTTTGGACAAGACATATCATTGGCCCCTTTCCAATCTGCTCAAAATAAAAACCAGTTTATATTCTCAAGATTTAGAGACGTTTCATCAGAAGAAACTTTTTATAATTACATTAATCCTGATGATGATTACACATTTAATCTTGATACATGTGAAAACTTTTTTATAAAAGATAACTTTTCTACATCAATAACCGCAGGCCAATTTATTTGGGGTGGCGGATTTGATGCATCAGGTAATCCTACAACAGCAGGTTCATATGATTTACCGCAGGGCGATAATAGTATAGAGGTACATATTAATCATCCTTGGGTTGCTTCATATGCTGCATATAGGAATGCTTACATTTATATGACAGGCGATACTACGACATTACCTGCTTCATTAGGAGGCCCAATTAATTGTACTGCTGGTGGCGGTGGAAACGGAACCGCCCGTGTATTGTTTAGACAATCTAAATTTATACCGTTAGCATCTGATCAACCGAAAGGAAAGCAACAATCAATTTACTTAAATGAAAATGTAGCTGATCTAACTTCTTTAGCCTCAACAATAATAAACTTTAATACAGGACAAACTCTCCAAGCAAGTCCAACATTAACATATATTCCTGTATTAAGTAATCCTGCAAATCCTAACTTTGTAAATTATTCTAGAAATACAAAAACATCATTTGATTCATTTGATCAATATTTATTAGGAAAGCAAACGTGTGGTTCATATCTGTTCATTTCAACAGATGATCATGAAATGATACAAGTAAACGGTGATTCTGTTCTATCAGAAAGATTAGTACAATTTGGAAGTCAAAATTCTATAAATGTACCAATGGTTTTCCAGTATAGAATGACAGACTACTTTGGAACAGGATCTGGTTCTACAGGGGGATTAGGTAATGTTGCTGGTGATTCTACTGGTGCAATTACTAATCTTACCTATTCTAAGAAAATAGGATTTGATATTTGGCCTAATGCCGATAATGTTTATCAATATGATATTGAAATATTTGCTAAATATAAGTCTGATAATCTCAGCATTGACGTATTCCCATCAATATCCGTAACTAAAGGTCTTGGTGATTTAGAAAAGGTAATATCACAACTTAGACCAAGTGTAATAGAAACTAAGGTTAATCAAACCGTTAAATCCGGTGGTATAGTTCAAGGAGGTTTAACTATAGGAAACTTAACATAATACCTATGATTAGGTTTATTATCTGGTTTTCACTAATCATTTAGTGAATAAATAAAAAAAGTGAAAATTAGATGGCAGAGCCTTTATTTGATAAAGCTTCATACAGTTTAGTACGTACCAATCCAAAATTAACAGGGAATGTAAAATTAATTGTATCTGAGGATAGTTTGTATCTTGAGTCATTCAGTGCAAATACGGAATTATCGTCTTCATCATTTAAAGCATTTAAGATTGATGGTACATTAACATATGACCAAGATGTTTTTAGATTTTTTAGAAACGGTTCATTTCCTACAGAATTAGCATATCAGGTATTTCAAGAATTTGGTGATACTTCAGTTTTACCGCAATATAGTGGACAGTATGAAATGTTCTATTCTTACGGTACTAGGTCAATATCATCAGAGTCTTATACTGAAGACCTGGGAATACTTGCACCGCTCTGGTTAAATGAACAAGTACCTAATTATTTTGTAATATTTAGATTAGATAATCCATCGGCTGTAAATAATTATAATGCCGATTCCTCAGATAGTGGAGATATTTTTGCTCAAACTTCTGAAAAGTTTTCTCAATTCGTTTTAGAAAATTGTACTGCTATTAAAACTTTTGATCTAAGAGAAACCTCTAAATTAGGATCTTATCTTAGAAGATATAGACAGCAGACTTCATTTCCTAAGGCTCCATTAACAATAAGTTGGCGACAGGATGAACCTATTAGTTGGAACGGCATATCATATTTTAATGGAGGTTTTACTTCTTCGGGCAGTTATTCATATGATGATCTTATTACTAAAGATGCATCAATTATTCAAAATGAATATTACATAACACAAGGATTTCAAAGAAATGGTGTTTTATTAGCAAACCTAATTAACTTAGAGTTTTTATTTAGCGATACTTATGCAGATGATTACTCCATGAATAGATACTTTGGACTTTATGTAAATGAAATAGAAGAAGGTTCGTTTAAGATATCAGGATCTGGTTTTTATGAAAATATTGAAAAAACTCAATTACCAAAAATTTCAACAATAGATCAAGTTTCTCAATATCTAAACACACCGTTTACAATTACTAATGAAAGAGGAGTATTACTATATTTAGATCAGTCTTCTGTTAAGACTGTAACTGGGTTACCTACACCTAGTCGGGTAAATGAAGTTGAGTCTATTTTTTATGTTAAAGATAAAAATAACCAATTTCATACTGTTAAGAAGGGATCTGTTTGGGGAAATAATCAGATAAGATTGTTTGATAAAAAATTAGACATATCAGCATTTGCAGGTTATAATGAACCTGATACTTTTGCTATGGCCAATCCTATTAATGCAGTACAAACTTCAATAAATATTCCTGTAACATCTACTGTAAATTCAGTAAGCCAAGATACCGTAGCCCCATCATATCAAACAATACCAGGGCTTGGCAAAGCCACTTCTTATATTAATATTTTTGGAGAAGTGCCTATTGGAGCATCTATAACTTTTTATGATGGAAATATTCAAATAGGACAAGTATCTGCTAATACATCCCTTACATCTGGTCCTGGAACTTCATTTGAAAGTTTCTTTAATCCAACGGGTACTCCTGAAGAAATTGCATCAGCTCTTAATAAAGCAATCACATACGGTATCAATTCTGAAAATAAATTTTTTGATTCAAGTATAAATGGCTCTACCGTTTATATTCAATCTAGATATGGCGGAAGTAGATTTAATAGACTTAACTTCACAGTCTCTTGGATAGCATACCCTGAATTAGAAGACTGCTTATTAACTTATCCAATAACATCGGCGGTTTCTCAGAATGCAAATTTTGTAGGAGGAACGGATACAAAGAATTCATTGCTCAAAGTTAAATCTGGTGACCAAGACAGATTTGTAAAAGGAAGTTATGTTAAGTCTAAAGGCGGGTTTGTTTCGGTGTCTGATTGGATTCCTTACCTAGAAGAACCTATTAAGAGTAGATCCGGTATTCAAACTGGTTATAGAGGAATAGATGAGTATGTTATCATCACCTTAGATAGGAGTAAAAACTTAGGTCAAACCGGTACACAAATAGGTAATCCAAACTCTAATAAAACCGAAGGGTTAATTGAGAGTCAAATTGATATTAGTAATTCAGGACAGCTTGCGCTGTACACCGACTTTACTCCTACATTTGGTAGATTTTCGTTTTTTCCAATAAGGGATTTTGATTTTGATTTTTATGATGATAGTTATAGTCATTTAGGAGAACTTAATTATGAAATCAGCAGATACAATCAAGGTGAGCCACCTTCTACTGGTGTTACCGGTGTTACTGGATCTTCTTTTGATTATATTGGTATAAGTGATTGGCCTGACATAAGAAGCTTTTATTCTGCAGGTGGTTTTGCAAATCTTATAGGATTATTAAAAGGTTCTGATCCAGATATTAATACTGATGTTGATGTAACATCTGAATATCAAAGACTAGAAGAAAATTACCTAAAGGAGCAGGCCGTTGCTTCAAGAGTTGTACCTTATATTAATAAGTGGTGTTGGTATGATGATGGTACGGATGTTAGGAATAATCCATACCGATTAGATCTTAGTCTTGCTTTTGGTATTAATAATTTTGCACCGTCTGTTTGGAACACCGGAAGATCACCGGATGGATTTAGTCATGAATGGTATTACTTATGTGAATTCCCTTCATATTTTACCAATGATGCCATTAAGTCATCATGGAGTTATTTTAATGAAGCACCAACCGATACCGTTGGAACTACACCTGGTACATTTCAAAGAATTGATAAAAACTTCTTTAATGAATATTTTATTGCGGATAGGTTTGTTAATGGAACAACTATTAATCTTATAGATAGACAACTAAGATATGGTAGATTTTCTGGTGGTAATAAATTAAATTTTGCTGAAGCTTTTTTAAGAGGCGTTAGAATCATAGCAAAAACAAAATCATCTGGTGATGATAAGCCAGATTTTAATGCAACCAAATTATCTTACATACGAGACGGTGCATTTAATGATTATAGATTTTCTGTTATGATGGTTCCTAATGATCCAGGGAAGCCAAGAAGACAAATTAAGTTTATAAAAAATGATAAGTGGAAAACGGTTGTAATGCTAATCTTTGTTTCATTTGAAAATGGATGTTTAAATCCAACCGGTAAATCAATAGATAGAACTTCTCTATATTCTCTTAATAGTTCAATACAAACACAGTCTGATTGTACACCTATACAAGGTTCGTATGAAAATACAACAATGCAAGGTGCTATAAGTTTTGCTGCTTCTGTTTGGAGTCCGTCGGTTGGACAATATTTAATACAAGGTGTTCCTGACGCATTAGGAAATCCTACTAGATTTATTAGAGATATTACAATCGGTGTAAGCGGACAGTTTAATCCTATTGAGTTTTCTATCGGGGGTGATACATATAGAATAGAAGGAATATCAAGAATTTTATCTGATTCTGAATTATATGCTTCTACAGTATTAAAAAATAATGCTACCTTTTCATTGCCTTCACCGATACCATCGACTGGTAATCTTAAGACAATACCGTACACCGTGATAGGTGGAGGCTTTAATGGATATACATATACGTTTGATGGCGTTAGTTTTGCTAACATTATTAATGATGTTAATTTAGGAAACCCGGATATCATTTATGAGACAATAGATGTTAACGGAAATCAGGTTCTTGCATCGGATGGTAGTCTTGCGCAAACCTTTTCAATTCAATTGAGAGCACAAGATGATATTCTTAAATCCGTTTACGTGGGAATTCTTCCTGATCAAAACAAACCAACAATTTTTAACTTAACTGATATTATTGGTTATGATTTATCATTATTAGAAAAACCTAACATTACACCAATTGCCAGACATTCTGGTTGGTTTAAGCCATTGGCAAAGGATATCATTTTCTTTAGAGACCCATATGCAGATGTTGATTTTGATAATGGGTATTATACCGGAAATACAGGCATAACAGGAAATACTGGTACAACAGGAAATACTGGTACAACAGGGAACACAGGTAATCCTATACCTGATGATGTGTATAAGTATAAAGTTTTTAATTTATGTAGATATGCAAATGCACAATTTTATAGTGCACACGAATCCTTTGGATTATTAAAGAATTATTTTTATCATAAAGTAAATCAAGAAGATCCATCTACGGTATTAGAATTATCTACTGATGGCGCATTCTTAAGTCTATATCCTTTAATTAATGAAGTTGGAATTGATTATAAAGACTATTACATTTTTTCTTCTAACTGGGAGCCTGGTTATTTTATTAAGAGTATAGATAAGACTAAGATCCAATCTGTGATAGGTACAGCATCCATGTTAGAAAAGAAATCTTTCTTAGGTTCTAAATATCTTAAAGTACCTCAGGAAATAAAATTAGAAACATTTACACGCTCTACTATTGACCAACAAGATTTTATTGATATTCCTGGCGTGACAGACGGTACATTTATGGTTAATGAAACTATACCGTATGTACAATTCTATATGTTTATACAAAAAAGATTAACCGAGTATTTATTTAGTTACATAAAACCTCAGTTTGAAAAATATGTCAATGTAGCATTTGGATTTGGTGACATTACAACACTGGATGATGATGTCAATGCTTACATTAATCTAAATATACTAAGCTTATATAAAATAGGTAAGATTGACTTTTATGTTAAATCAACCCGAGAAAATACTGGTTCAATTTATACAACAGCCGAGTTGACCGATCAAGAAAAGATTGCAGCTGGCTTAATAATAAATCAAAATGTATCATCAAAAACACTTAACACGAATCCGTTTGATTTAAGCTTAATATATAACAAAAGGACTGGTTTCTCTGAGTCATTCGGCTTCAGTGTTACAATAGTTAAAAAATAAAAAGAATAATGGCTATCACAATACAGGAATTAATAGCATCAGATACTATTTCGCAAGCGGTTGACAAAATTAATTTTAATTTTGATCAATTACTTCTTAATGGTGGTGGGCCAGTTGGACCGTCTGGTCCTACGGGACCAACCGGGCCAGTTGGAGGCAGAGGTCTTCGTGGTGCTACCTGGTATAATGATCCAGCTCCTTCACCTGGAACTGATCCTAACACCCTTATTATTGCAACCGTTGAGGAAGATGATTTTTACTTACAAGCAAATGGTGATGTTTGGAAATATAATGGTACTCTTTGGGTTATAACCCCAGTAAACTTAATAGGTCCAACTGGTCCATCAGGTTCAAGTTTTGGATTTAACTATGCAGGTGGTTATCCGGGTGCGGCTTCAATCAATAATCAAAATACAGCATTTATTGTTCCTATGCCAGGTGGTACATCTGCCGGCGCAAGCCAAGGAACTAACGAAGGTATTTCTGTTCCTATTTTTGGTGGAGTTGCTACAACCGCAATTCCTCCTACAGGTATTACTTTTACGAACGCGTTCTTAATACCTGATCTAATGATTAAATCTTTAGATTCCAGTTTACTATCTATCTTAGTACACCAAAAAGATTCTTCATCTGCTGCTATTAAGTTTATGGGTGGCGGCGCAATACCGGGGGATAAGTTTGAACAAACTACCTTATCTAATCTTTCTGATATTAGTTTAGGAATTGATGATTCATTAAATATTAATGTACCTAAACCAGCAACTTCTCCGGTTTCTGTTTCTGACTTAATTGGTTTTAATCTTAATACACTAAAGAGAGGACAACAGTTTTATTCTGGAAAACAAATTAATTTTATCTCAGGTATAGATAATGTGTATAGTGGAGTTTCTGGTGAAATCTCAGATATTAGTTTTGTAGTAGGTACATCTAATACATCTACTCCTGCTAAGTTCTCTGTTGCAACAACTTTTGCTAGTGCGACTACTGCATTTGAAGTAGGTGGTAATATAGCTTTACCTGTATCACCTACTACGAAAACTGGTACGATATTAGGACAAGCCAATAACATAACACTTTGGGGTAATACCGTTCAACTTGCATATTCTGTTGGAAATTACATTAGAGTTAACTCGACTGGAGTTGAATTACTTTCCACTACAGGTCCTCTTTCACTGCAAACAGTATCTCAGGCTATAAATATTAGCGCTGCAACTACACTTGATCTTCAGGCTTCTACTGCAATTAATGTATATACTGGCGGTGGCGGAGACATTAATCTATACACAACAAATAAGAATATTTATTTGGAACAGGCAGGAGCGGTACATTCACTTAGGGTTGATAATACTTCTACTGTTGCAGGTGGTACTAAGATAAAAGGTAACCTAACTTGGGGTGTATCTTCTTACATTGGTAATGTAGCATCATATCGTCATATACATATTTCGGCTGATGGGATTGCCACAAATAAGCCTGCTATTTGGGTTTTAAGAAATGACCCTGCTGCAACGACTGCCGCGTCAATGGCTAAGTTTGCAAAAAATGATGGGGCGGGTAATGCCATTGAGGAGGTGAACATTAATACTGCATCTGTATATACAAGTACAAATTCAGGTAATGCAGGATTTTCTGGTTTTTGGGCTACTAATGCTTACACCGGTGGTGCACTTGCAACCGGATTTGGTTTAAGGGCCGATGCGTATGATACTGTTTCAGGTGTATATAGTACAAAATTTTGGGCATCTGAAAATACAACCGCAGTTGGTAATAGATTCCAATATGTAAGAAAATACTTGCCAATAGATCCTATGACAGCCGGGATTACTTCAGGCACAGGTTATACGGTACCTAGTAACTATATGGATGCATCATTTCTTGATATTCATATAGGCAGCTTTAGCGGAACTGGCGGTGTGGCACCGTCGTTTCATGAAGATTGGGATATTACTATTCCTAACGGTCTCTATTCAGGTCAAAGACTTCAGCTTCATGTTATAGTACAGCCTGGAAGACATTATGATGGCGGTATACAATATAACTGGCCAGCCAGTGGAAATATTGCATCAATCGGGGTTAAACTTAATAGCTTTATAAATGGTACAAGTGCTGTTATAGGAACGCCATCGTGCTCTGCATACGATCTTCTACCTAGTCAATTTGCAGGAGAACTATTTGCAGAACTTTTATGGATTGGACAAACTTATACAACACAGTGGGAAGATAGTTCATCTATAACAAATAAAACTTCACAACGAGGTTGGGTAATCACTAATGTAGTTACAGTAAATTATCCAGGTCCGTATTCATTTGATGATACCGCAGTAACAACATTAAACATCACTTAAAAATAATTTATGAATAAAGAAGAAAGAGTAGAGCTTAAAGAATTTGTAGATCGTTATAAAGAAATTGAAACATCTATTGAATTAATGCAAAAAAGTATTGAAAGTTTAGCAAAAAAGAGAGATAATCTTTTTGATGAATTAGACTCTCTTAAAAAGAGAGAAGAAGTTTTTATGAAATCTCTCATTGAAAAATATGGAGCATCTGAAGTTACTCCTTATAAGCTTTTACAAATTTATGAAGAAGGTTTATGATTAACACATTAAAAAAGATTACCGATTTTATACTAAATCCAAAGAGTAGTAGGATCCTATTAATAGGTGGGTTGATTATTCTTGTTTTACTTTTATTAAAACAATGTGATGCTACTAAAAATGCAAAGAGAGAAGCCGAAAGAAACTTACATAATCTTTTAGCAGAACAGGATAGTCTTAGAATTATTAATTCAAAACTAGGAAATGTTCTTGTTGAAAAATCTGCATTTCAGCTTAAGTATAATGAATTAACTAAAGAGCAAAAGAATCTCATTGCTCAATTAGAATTAGAAAAGAAAAAGAAACCTGGTGTTATAATTGAAACTCAAATTGCATATAAAGACACTTCAATTTATGTACCTGTAAAAACAGAGATTAAAGATGGTTCTAGCTTCTTAACATTTTTACATAATCCTACTTTGCCAGGATCTAATAAATTAAGCATAAGTGGAAAACTCCCATACGAATTAAAATTAGATACTTTACCAGACGGTAGTTATTATCCTTCTATTAATTCAAGTAATGTTCAGTTATCAATTGAGCAAAGAATAGATTTAGTTACTGGTCTTTACAGAGATCCAAAAACTAATCGTTTATATGTAAGAGCTTCAACTTCATTTCCAGGAATTACATTTAATGATATTCAAGCATTAGATATGGTAGATGATCCTGCTACTAGAAAAGCATTAAAAGCTGAAAGAAAAACATTTGGTCTTGGGTTAACCGCTGGATACGGGATAGTAATTTCCAATGGAGTTATTTCAACTGGACCTATAGTAGGTATTGGCTTACATTACACTCCTAAGTGGTTACAGTGGGGTAAATAAATAGAACAAATGGAATCATCTAAGTTTATACAAATATCCGAAAGCATTCTGATTGAGTATGTATATACCGATCAGGCAAATCCTACTACATTCAATACGGCTACATATCCTATTGAAATAATGAGAGACGGATATACCAATGGTTCCTATTTTTTTAATACTGATTCTGTTTCTTCTACTATGGGAAACTATAGGGACATTTCCGCTGTTCCTACTAATAAAGAAAAGACTCAATATGTTTATCTTGATACCAGTATAGGAGTACCTTATAATGATTATGATCCTGAATTAACACCAACGTCTCAGCTATTACAAACGTTTTCGCCTAACTTAAATGTAGAATATGATAGGGTTAGGGTACACTTTGTTGCTGGGTTCTCCTTTGAAGGATATGATGGTATCATATTTGATGTTACCACACAAAAGAGAAATGGTGATGACATTGTTTTATCTTCAATAAATTTCTTAAAGACCGATACACCGGTATTTAATCCTGATCCTCTTTTAATTGCTGATAAGTTATATTCAACATATATTGAATGGCGAATACCTTCTACTTATTACTTAACCCAAACATTTAATTCTAATGATCCAAACGGATTAGGATATAAACTAACCGAAGGACTGGGATTTATTACTACCCCGCCTATTACACTAAGAGCATTGGGTATACTTAATACTCAGGTTGTTAATGCATATAATTTTTATCAAGTAGAAGAGATCAATGCATATACAATTCTTAATCGTGATATTTATGATTTCCTATATGCAAGTGTTACCGAGTCAAGTGTTGGTGATTATTTTGAATTAACAGGATTAGTAACCGGTTCAAGTTTATCTAATCTCATTGCCCAACTTAATTCCGCCGGAGGTAATTATATTGTGTTTCATGAAATTACACTAAGTGAACAAATAGGAAATACATTTATACAAACAGGTAATCAAATAATAACACAAACATCTAATTTTGATGATCCTATTTTATATCGCCCTATCGTTCTTAACAGTGGCATTGCAGTATCGTTTGTGATTAACTATGTCTTAAGACTTTATAATAGAGTTGATAATAGTCAGATAATCAAAAAGGCTAGCTTAACTTCATTTGATGTAAAAAAGTATGGGCGCAGATTAATGAAAATTAATTTAGGAACGGTACCTACCGTAGCAACCGTGGTAAATCAAATTGCGCCGGATGATGGTAGAAATATCATTGTATCAACAGGTTCTTCTGGTAATCGTGCTGATACAACGCAACAGATAACAGAAAAGCTGGTGGTAAAAACAAAGTATGTTACTACATTCAGAGATAGAGTAAATATTAAAGCTGCAATATCACCCGCTAAAATACAAAACATTACAGGATAAATGGCAATTACAACTGACATAGCATTATCTGAAAAGGAATCTGAAGTTTATAAAAGATTTGTAAATCTTTCTGTAAACGAATCTCCTATGCCTCAGGGTGAAGGTACCATTAGAATATCTCCGTTTGATGACTATTTCATTTTTACTATTTATGATGAAATAGATGGGGTTAACACACCAATTGATCTTAGCAATGTTGGTACTATTTACATGGTTTTTATTAGTGAAAAAGATGAAATAAGAATACCTAATTATACCAATGTTGAGAATGTAGACATGGCGGCTGGGCAGGTTTTATTTAGAATAGATGGTGATGATGCAAAAAGAATACTTGCATTAAGTGATAGAACTTTTTACATTTCAACCAAAATGGTTGATCCAGATGGAGAGTCCGATGAATCTGTTTTGTATACAGGATCATTCTTAACATTTACCGAAGCAGCTAAACAAAGCTTAACTGATCAATTAGAAGAAGCAAGAGTACAATATGCAAAAGAAATTGCATCTCTACAGAGTCAAGTAAATAGTTTAAATGCTGACATAAGGGCAAAGGATCAATTGATAGGAGAACAAATTACCGTAATTAATTCTCTAAAAGAAAGTAATAAAAATCTTTCCGATGAGGTTAAAATATTAAGTGATAAGTTAGGATCAACTACGGCATCACAATTATTGGCAGAGGCAACGTCAGCACAAAAAGAAGAAGAATTGGTAAAACTAAGAAGACTTCAATTAGAATCAACTAAAAAGGTGGCTGAAGTTGCTGCAACCGCTTCTCAGAAACAAGCATTCTTTGAACAAGCTGCCCAGCAATTAGTACAAACAATACCTGGTGTAAATTCTGTTGGGGCAGGTCCTGTATTTTCAGGTGGTGGTGGCAGAGGTAAATTATCATTCCTCAGTGGTGAAAATGGCTTTACAGATCTCAGTGGAGAAAGCGGATTCAATAACTATACTCTATAAATATGTTATTAAGTGCAAGAAATAATCAGTTTAGGTTTTCATTTCCTAGAAACTTTATTCCGCCTGAAATAGCGGATAAATATAGACCATACTTTAATCGTATGCCAGGCGGTCTTATTAAGGAACCTATAGATTATTGGAACTATGGAGTCCAATCATTGAATTTACCTGGGCCATCTTATAATCCTACCGAGCAGCAAAACTTTCCAGGATATACCAGAGGTTATAGATCAAGCATACCGGTAGAAGAACTATATGAAAGCGAGTTTCGTGTAACCATGCAGGCATTTGACGGATGGATTAATTATTGGATGGCTTTAGACACCTTTAACTATTATTACAAATTAAGTGGTAAATATTCGCATGTACCGGAAGGAAACGGAATTCAAATGCTAGACGGAGAAGGAAATGTTTTGGTTACAGTAAAACTTAGACAAATGATATGGATTAGCGTTAGCGATCTGGATCTCAACTTTTCAAGTAATACAGTTGAGTTTCAGACATTTGATCTTGTGTTCCACCATAACTTTACTGAGTTTGTGGTAGATTTAACTTAAATATATAATAAAATAAAGAACTGATGAAAACTTTTAAAGACTATATTTACGAATCAAAAGCTGACACCAATGATCTGTTACAGGTCTTAAATGAATCAGAACTAACCGAAGAACAAAATGCTATTGTTAATGAAGCAGTACAAAGAATAGTAGATGCTCATAATAATGGTAAAAATCTTGATGAGGTTGTTGAAGAACTGGTCAACGAAGGTTTACTTGGTTCAATTTTTGGAGGTCTTACTGGTTTTGCATTAGGAAAATCTATAGGTGAAGCCATCTGTAAGGTATTAGGAATTGAAAAGGGTGCTCTTTATGATTTATTAACCAGTCGTTTAGTTGGTGCTGCATTAGGTGCAGTGTTAGGTAAGAGGCTCTAATTTTACATTTGTGATAAGAATAGGAATTGATTTTTCTCTAAATAGTCCAGCCGTATGTGTAAAGAATACAGGCGGAGATTATACATTTATATCTTTCTTTAATTTTGGAGATAGGATCTGGGATGATGTTAAGAAAATGCCAAAAGCATTTGAAGTACATAAAGAACTTATAGATAAAAAAGGGATCTTAGGATTTCCTTATTTTCGTAATCTTTCTGCCGATACATTTTTAGTTAGAGAACGCGAAAAATTAGAAGACTGTAGATCCATAACCAGTCTAATTACAAATTCATTGGTTACATTCTTTGGAACCAGTAATGTTCATATATCTCTTGAAGGGTTTTCATACGGATCAACAGGTAATTCATTTATAGACATCGTTCAATACAATTCCTTTTTAAGATCAAGACTTTTAGAAATTTATGGTTCTGAAAAGATATCAATCTTTCAACCATCTCACGTTAAAAAATTAGCAGGGAAAGGAAATGCAAATAAACATTTTATGGTTAAAGCATTTCAAGATGATGTCCTAGATGATAAAGACTTGAGAATGACAGAATTATGGAAATATGTACAAGGAAAAGACTTTAGTGAAAAAATTCCAAAACCTATTGATGATCTTGTAGATGCATACTTTATACTTAAATCTCAAACCGCTAACCAATAAATACTATTCTTTCAATCAATCAGTTAAATTTTATATATAGACAAATAAACTTAGTTTCAGCTTTTTATGTTAACTGCAATAAAAAATAGAATTTTTCTTAAAAAAGATGAGTATCCTGAAAAAATTGGATTAATTTATGTTCCTAAAAAAGAAGGGCATAATGCTCCACCTTACATAGGAACTGTCATATCAGTTGGTCCAGATGTAAAGGATGAGGACATTAAAGTTGGGTGCAGATTAATGTTTCATGATCTTGCCGGTACAGAGTTTAAGTTTGAAGATACTAAAATTTACAGTATAAGAGATATTGATGTGGTAGCAATAGTTGAAGATAATGATCTTCAAATCATCTGAAACTAAGTACTATTGTGAATATATAAATAACAAAGGAACTAATTTATTAGGACCTTTTAACTGGCAATAACAAGGCAGAGTTTTTATTGGCAATCCCGGGCACGTAAATAGGCAATGCTAAGTTATGCTTTTAACTAAATTAAAAACAAAACTTAAAAAAAGGCAACTAAAATGGCAAATGAATTCGACATTTTCAGTGTGAGTGTTAATGACCTCGACACAGGAGATCGCCCTTCAGGTGGAGGCAGCGATCTTTACTCTCCAAAGCCCGATCAAGGGCAAGACGGTACTTACCGTTCTTTACTTAGGTTCTTACCTAATATCAAAAATCCCCGCAAACCTTTCGTTCGTAAATTCGTTTATTGGTTAGAAGACCGAGACGGAAATGGTTTCTATGCTGATTCTCCTTCTACTGTAGGTGAGAAATGTCCGGTACAGGATATGTTCTTTAAACTACGTAATTCGGAATCTGCCGTAGATAAAAAAATGTCTGAAGGGCTAAAGCGTAGGGAAGTATTCTATGCATTGGTTCAAATCGTTAAGGATCCACAAAATCGCGATCTTGAAGGTCAAATCAAAGTATTCAAATTTGGATATAAGATTAAGGCTAAGATTGATGAAGAATTGAATCCTCAATTCGATGAACCTACTCAGGTGTTTGATCCGTTTGAAGGTAAAAACTTTGAATTGGTTCTTTCCAAGAAAGGAGGTTATCCTAATTATGATTCATGTAAATTCCAAGGATCTCGTTCGGCTATGACCATTGACGGTGAAAACGTAACCGATACTAACGAAGGTCGTAAAATGATTTTGGATTATCTTAAGGATGCTCCGGATCTGGCTAACTTTGATTACAAACCTTGGAATGATGAACAGAGAAATAAAGTAATGAACATCCTTTCACAGTATTCTTCTCCGGGTAGTTCAATTGAAACAATAACTAAATCTGCACCAAAGGCTGCCGCTAAACCGGCCCCTAAGGCTGCACCTAAAGAGGATGATTTAGATCTTGATGAACAAACATCTACATCGGAAAAGGCTGATGATTTCGATGATTTCATTAATGGATTAGATCTCTAATCCTATGGCTACAGAAGTTATGATATCTTCTGAAATGAAGACTCGGATTATTGATAAAATAGTCCGAGTTCTTCATAATAGCCATTCTCATCCTGAAAAGAAAAGGGTTTTAGAAGGCAGAGACAGATTGAACTTTGCATGCCCTTATTGTGGAGATTCAACTTCTTCACCTAATAAGAAAAGAGGTAACCTTTATTGGAACGATCTCTATGTTCATTGTTATAATTGTTCTGCTCACGTATCATTAGATACATTTCTTAAGGACTTTAACTCTAACTTTGAAGGAGAGGATCGCGTTGAAGTACTCAATTACATAAAAGAAAATAAAAGATCTTTTTCTTTAGGTGAATCTCTTGATTTTTATCTCTTTGATAAAATTAAAGAACTTGCATTAACCTTTGATGAATTGGCGATTGGGTTTAATGTATATCCAATAAATTCATTAACATATAGAGCATATCCATATCTTAAGAGTAGATTATTACAACATAAAACTAATCAATTTGGATATGATCCTCGTAAAAAAGAACTCTTTGTTTTTAACCTAACGCCGGATGGTAAAGTAATAGGATTTCAAACAAGAGATCTTGAAGGTAAAGGACCTAAATATAAAACATGGAACATTCAAAGAATTTATGATAGACTAAAAAAGCCTTTGAATGTATCAGAAGAAGACATGGATAATCTTAATAAGATATCTATGTTATTTGGAATATTAACAGCAGACCTAAGCAGAGATTTTACAATATTTGAAGGTCCTATAGATGCAATGTTTATGACCAATTCAATAGGTCTTACTGGTGTTAAAAAACAAATACTTGAATTTAATGAAATACCAACCGCAAGGTATTTCTTTGATAATGATATTGAAGGAAAGACTAGAATGATTGAGAAACTTAAATCTGGACAAACGGTATTTATGTGGGATAAGTTTCTAAAAGATTATTCAATACCTAGTAAAAAAGTTAAGGACTTAAATGATCTTGTAAAATATGAATACGAAAACCGAACTGGGTGTCTAAGAAGCATTGATAGATATTTTACAAACAATCATTTAGATATTATTTTTATATGATTGAAATAAAAAAATATGAATCGTTTGTGAACGAGCAGATAGAAAACTTTTATGAAGATTATGAAGATAGCCAAAAAAGAATCAGGCTATTTACTTCGTTTACTAAAAGTAAACTATCCCATGATAAAAAAGATATTAAAGTAGATCAACCTAAGAAAAAGTTTCAGCCTAAAATAAAAATGGCAAAACGCATTAATAACGATAAAGGAATATTCTAATGGCATTTGACGATACACAAATAAAACAGGCTAACGAGGAACTTGAGGCTAGACTAACAAGTGACAGGATTGATTGGAAAAATAAAATAAATGAACTAGTTCTTAAGATCAAAAATATGAATGAGCTTGCTGAATGTCAAGTAAACATGTTATCATATAGACAAATCTTGTTAGATAAAGTTACTGATTTTAAGACAATGATATTTAAGAGAAATGCAACATGGGAAAAATATTATAGATCTCAGTACAGAGAATATACATTAAATTATGATGTTAAATTAACGAGCGGCGAAAAACATCAATTTATTAAAGCAGAACTTAGTTCATTAAGAACACAAATAGATATGCTGCAATCCCACGTAGATTATTACTATGAATGTATTAAGACATTAGATAATCTTGCATTTGCAATTCGTAATCGCATAAGACTCGAAGATGAACAATAATGGAACTATCATTATCAGATAATAAAAAGTTTTTAGTAATTGATTCATGTACCGAATTGGAATATGAACAGCTAAAAAGCAGTCTTACAAAAAAGATTGACGGGTGGAGATTTCATCCGTTGGTTAAGAAGAAGGTGTGGGACGGTAATATATCTTTTATTAAGAAGAATAAGATTCCAGGTGGATTATGGAAAGAGGTCATTGATATCTGTAAAGAATATAATCTTCCTCTTACCATGAATGGCATTACTAATATATTTGATCAAAGTATTACTATTGAATCTTTTACTGCATGGGTAGATGATTTCTTTAAAGATTCAGATATTAAACCTAGAGATTATCAGGTTGATGCTGCATTTAAGATATTAAGATATCGAAGATGTTTAGCAGAATTAGCAACATCTGCCGGTAAAACCTTAATATCATTTATGGTTGTTGCATATATGATGGAGCAGTTAGGTAAGAAAAAGATTTTAATGATTGTTCCTAATGTAAGTTTAGTTGTGCAGGCCACTGGTGATTTTGAACAATATAATAAGAGCAGGGTTCCTATAAGAATCCAACAAATATATGCCGGTGTAAAATTAAGAAAAAGTTCTAACATAGTTATTGGTACATACCAGTCTTTAGTTAAATATGAAGAAGATTACTTTACCCAATTTGATGCTGTATTTGTAGATGAAACACATAAGGCTAAGGCAACATCAATTCAAAAGATAATGGATATGTGCTGGCATTGTGATTATAGATTTGGGTTAAGCGGTACTATTCCTAAAAGAGGTACCGTTGATCGTTTAAGTCTAATGTCGGCAATGGGTCCTTTAGTAACTCAGGTTAAAGCAAATTATTTACAAGACGAAGGCCATATTGCAAAATGTAAAGTATTACAGATTTTAATGGATTATGCAACTGACTCGCAAAAAGAGGCGTTTTCAGAACTATCTAAAAATCCGTATGATCGTCAAAAACTATTTTCATTAGAACAAAACTTTATTAATGAAAATGAAAAAAGACTAGACTTTATCTGTAATGTAATTAAAAAGTCAAATTCAAATTCTCTGGTTCTTTTTCATAAAATAGCATACGGAGAAAAAATATACAAAAAGCTGCGAGAGATAACTGATAAGAAAATATATTATGTGGATGGATCCGTTAATGCCGATATTCGCGAAGAATTTAAGTCAAGAATGGAAAAGAATAATGATGTTATCATTGTTGCATCATACGGTACCTTTTCAACCGGTATCTCTATAAAAAATATACATAACATCTTTTTTACAGAATCTTTTAAGTCAGAAGTAATCATTCGCCAATCCATCGGTCGTGGTCTCCGTAAACATGTGGCAAAGGATATTGTCAAAATTTATGATTTTATTGATGATATTAGGTATAAGACAGATGATCATGACTGGATGAATTACATATACAGGCATGGAATGGAACGCAGAAAAATCTATAAGGAAGAGAAATTTCCATTTGAAGTACAGTCCATTAAATTCTAAATGTAATATCTTTTCATAATGTCATGGATATATAAAAAAAGAACAAAAAAATCAAATACAAATGAAGCCTATTAAAAAGTTTTCAGCTGCTTCTAATGGTAGTCTTTCTATCCTTGAATCAGCAAATCTTAGCCAAGAAGCTTTAGCGGAATTAGTTCAAAAGCTAGGCTATAATAACATTGACGAAATCAAAAAGGAAAAATCTCTTCTTTCAAAATTAGAGGCCTTATTAAAAGAATTCAATCCAAAGAATGATATCAGTGAAGATGATGCTGAAGATATCGAGGATGAAATTAAAGATATGGGCGAACCTAAATCTTTAGAAGATAAAGAAGGGGAAAAAGAAGAAGACAAAGAAGTTGGTGCAACTGGTGAGGTTGCTGAAGGTGACGAAGAAATTGCTGCTCCTGCTCCTGAAACCGGTGCCGAAGATAAAGATGAGGATTATGTAGATCCTAATACATTACCTAAAGGGATTCTTGATTATGTTGCTTCAAAATATACTGATGCAAAGGTAACTAAGGCTGAAAGCGATGAAGAAGGTTTTGAAGTATACCTAAGTAATGGTTTAGAACTTAAATTTGATACAAGTGGTAATCTGGTTGGTGCTGAAGTTGAAGAAGACGCCGCCGAAGAAATTGAAGATAAGACTGTTAAATTAGGTGAACCTAAAGAAGATAGCGAAAAGGATGGCGAAAAATTAGTAACTAAAGATCAGGAAATTACCGCAGAGGTACCTGCTGAAGGCGATGATGAAAAATCAGGAACTGATCCGGTTGCTAAACGTAGAATAATGACCTTTGAAGATTTTATTAAAGAAGAGGATATTAACATTAACAAAAAGGTTACTTATCAAGATGATGCTGAAGATGACGATGAAGCGGTTCCTGTAGCTGATTCTATTGAAACCGATGAGACTGAAGAAACAGAAGAAGTTGAGGAAACGGTTTCTCGTTCTGTATCTTCAATAAGATCATTCTCACAGTTTGTTTCTGAGTCATACTTAAATGAAGAAGATCAAAATGGAATTGAAATACCAGTTGTAAAAGGAGATGGTTCTAAAACTGCCGCAGGAATTGCTGCAGAATTAGTAAAGACTGGAGAACCTACTGAAAAGAAGGAAGAAGAAGGCGAAGAATTAGTAACTAAAGATCAAAAAATTACTGAAGAACCTAAAACTGCAAAAGATGAAGCAGCCACACAAGGTACTGTTGTTGTAAAAGAAGGTAAGATTTCAGAAAAAGAAATTAAGTCTGATTCTGATTTTGAAGAATACGCAACTGAAATTTTGAAATCTGCACATGGCGATAAATTTGATGAAGCAAAAGCTAAGGAAGTTATCGATGGCCTTAAGTCTAAGTACAAAGGTGACTATGGTGCAATGGTTGGGGCTTTACAATCCTCAATGGGAAAGTAATTTTAATACATGAAATATATTAAGCTTTTTGAACAATGGCTGGCCGATAAAAGCCAGCCATTACTTTTAGAAGGTGGCGCTGCTGGCCACATGAATCATCCGTTTGATGATAAGGGTTTAACTTTTGGAGACTTTAAAAGTATCATTGATGCTGGGCTTCGTGGTGAATTAAACTTTGAAGAAGATCCTACCGAAAAAACTGATGGCCAAAATGTATGGGCTACTATTCAAGATGGAGAAGTAAAATTTGCAAGAAATAAAGGGGAGAGTATTAATCCAATGTCTCTTTCTGATTTTAAGCAAAAGTTTGCAGATCATCCAAGTGCATCGGTACGAGATACATTCCAATTTGCTGCGCAAGATCTTGCTGATCTTTTAATTAGATTACCACAAAAAGTTCAGGATGAAACCTTTGCAAACGGTAAGAATTTCATGAACATGGAACTTATCTATTCTAAGAATCCTAATGTTATCAATTATGATACTGATGTTATTCAGTTTCATAATATAACTAAAACTGACGGTAACGGCAATGTTGTTGGTACTGAGGCTAGACCTGCAAAGGAGATACCTGCTATCTTATCCAAAGTCCAAGCTGATTTAGGAAAAACTTTTAAGATTATACCACCTAGAATTATACAATTACAACAGGACATGGACTTCAGTGAAAATAAACAAAAGTTCATTAATAAGGTAATTGAATTACAAAAAAGGTATAATCTTAATGATGGTGATGAAGTATCAAGATATCATGAAATGTGGTGGAGAGAATTGATTGATAAAGAATTTTCTTCTGCTCCACAAGATGTAAAAGAAGGTCTTTTAAGAAGATGGGCCTATGATGATAAGAATACTTTAAATATGAGATCGTTAGATAAAGTATTAACACCAGAAGAATCTGCAAAGATTAAGAAATTTGATAAGGAGGATGTTAAGAAAAAGTATAAAGAAAACATCAGGCCTTTTGAAGATCTGTTTTTGGAATTAGGATCTGTCATTCTTAAGAATGCAAGTAACTTTCTTGCAGCCGATCCAACCGGAGAAACCGAAAGACTTCGGGCATATCTACAAGCTGAGGCAGATAAAATTAGAAAAACCGGTGGAGCTGATCAGGTTAAAAAGGTTGAAGATGAATTGGCCAGACTTGATAGAATTGGCGGAATAAATTCAATCTATCCTACCGAAGGCATTGTATTTAGATACAATGGCAAACTTTATAAACTAACCGGAACCTTTGCTGCACTCAATCAATTACTCGGTATAATTAAATACGGTAGATAGTACCAGATCTTACTTCTAATAGGCTATCTATTTTAAGTAATATGAATTTATTTTCAAAGAAATCGGTAACGATAATGGGTGAGCTATCGTCTCACCTATTTTTTATTTAGGTATTTTCTAAGAATATATAAAAGGTAATACAAAAATTAATTAAATGAAAGAATTAGCTAAGATTTATAAAGAATTAGGCCAAGATTTTGTCAATGACCTATTTAAGGACTATTTGGTGGTAACTGAAAAGTTATCCGGTTCTGCATTTTCATTTGAAAAATCTGGACAGTCTTTAAAATTCTTTAAATCAAATGATAAGCCAATTAATTTAATTGATAGAACTTTAATGGTATATTATGAAAAGCCAATTACCTACATTAAAGATTCTACATCTTCTTTTTTTGATTCTATTCCTAATACCTGGAGATTTTGTTTTCAGTATTTTGTACATAATGAACCTGGTGTAATTAAGTATGATAAATTACCTAAGAATAACTTGGTATTGACTCATATCCAAGTAAAGAATTCAAATGGTAAGATTACTAAGATAATCGAAGATCCTAGAGTTATTGAAGACTGGGCAAATGCATTAGGTGTTACTCCGCTGTTGCCAATATTTAAGGGTTATTTGACGGATAATCAAAAAGAAAAAATTAAAAAGTTTATTTCAACCCCAATTGAAGACCAACTGGAAATTTTCAAAACATCTTCATTTGCAGAGTATCTTATAACGGTTCTTAATCCAAAGTTAACCTCAACAATTTTACAGGATGACCTAAGTAAACCAATCGAATCAATTGTTTTTAAGTTTTATAAACCAGGAGGTTCACAATCAATATCTGCTAAGCTTATTGATCCTTATACAATAAATCTATTAAGCTATAGAGAGCCGATTGACCATAAAAAGATACCTGCTGATATTAATGAAATTCTTTTACTTGATATACTTGCATTTATAGAAGAGCGGGGACTAAGAGGTAATGAATTACTAAGTACATCGCCCGATGAAAGATATCTTGAATTAGTTTCATCAATATTTAATGACTATATTGTAAGAAGAGGAAAAGGCCTTAACGATTTAGGCATTGAAAAAGCTGACTTTGCTAAAGGCGATGAATTCAAATTAAACATTGATCTAATACCAAGTCAAGTTACTCAAACTACTCTTAAGAACAATCAAACAATGCAGGACCTATTTAAGATTATG